CCAGTCTAACTTTTGAACCAGTCTAACTTTTGAACCAGTCTAACTTTTGAACCAGTCTAACTTTTGAACCAGTCTAACTTTTGAACCAGTCTAACTTTTGAACCAGTCTAACTTTTGAACCAGATTTTAAAAGAACCCCACCGAGGGAAAAGCTCACCCCACCGAGGGAAAAGCTCACCAGTGGAAAAGCTCACCCTACCAGGGGAAAAGCTCACCGTGGGAAAAGTTCAGGCCACCGAGGGAAAAGTTCAGGCGCGGATTTTGGCCGTGCGCAGCGCGCCGACGAAAGATTTGCGGAAAAGTCTGGGGAAAGTTCGCGCTATACCGCGCTTGGCCGCTGGCAAAGGATTATACACGCGCTTAATTTTTGCGTTTGGTGACAGCGTATAGAGAGCGTTTACCTTGGCATTTTTACCCTTGCCCGTGCGCTGCATAATCATGCTGTTGCCAGTGCGCTTACTGGTGCCGATAAAGGTGTTCTTGCGCGCCAGAACTTGCTTGGGCTTTGACCCCTTCGTCATCGCACCTTCCATTGAGCCAGCCCGCCGCCTAGTTAGCTTGGCACCCGTGACAGGGATAGCCAGCTTTGTGCGCCCAGATGTCTTAATTCCGCCTTTGACGTGGCGCTTCATAAACTGGGTGCCAGCCCTGGTCTTCTTTGTGCCTTGCTTTGCGCCAGCAGCGGACGCCGTTGTTCCCGCAGGCACGGGATCATCAACAGGCTGGATTGACGCCACAGCCATCCCTGTGCGCTTTGCATAAGAAGCATTGGCGCCATAAACCCGGTGAACTGCCATGATGAAAGATAAGTTGCGCGCCTCAAATGTCCGCATGTACTCGCGGGTGATGTCCTCATTACGAACTTTCACCGCTGTTTGCGTGACTGCCCTGGCAACCGCAAAGGGAATCTGCCGACGCGCCAGGTTGTCCAGCTTTTTGCGCATTTGCTCGGTATCGGCTTTGATTGAGAATTTGACGGACATTTTGACCCCCTGCGATGGAAAAGCTCACCTCCGATGGAAAAGCTCACCCATATGATACACGATCAGTGGATAGATTGCGAGGTTCCTGCGGATTCCTGTATCATTTGAACGACGCATAACATTGCAACCATGATTTGCGCCGCGTTATATCCCTCGTCATGGCACTCATCCATAAAGTCAAAGACCGCGTCGATAATCTTGGAGTCAATCTCCATACCCTTTGAGAACACAAAAACTTCACTTGGCATCACTCAACCTTTCCATCTGGGCAGAGCTTACGATCAAACAAAGCAAAAAAGAACCCCTACCGCAAGGCAGGGGTCCAAGTGAACATGAGCATGTCTGGGAGGAGGTATGCTAAAACTTCTATAACACACATTTAAGCAAAAATCTACCCATCTCAAGATACCTCTGTCCCAAGTGCCATATATCCGGCGCAGTCCACTGATGAATCTCTATGGCTGCCGTTGCGTAACCTAGCTATTTTCAACAGCGCCATCATGTGGCAAACATCAGACGCGCTGATCGGATAACCGAGATAAGCCTGCCACATAGCAGCAGTACAGCCGAAATTTTCACTCGGTTCACCGTAGTGCCTCGCTCGATCTCCATTAATAAGCTGCGACGCTTCCTTTAGCACTTGTGTCCTAATGTTATCTTTCATTTTACTCTCCGTTTGGTTCAAAGTTGATTTCATCATCGTATAGCCTGACCGCTGTGATCTTCGCGTTGGGGAACTCATTCACTACAGGCGCCACCAGATCGTCTGTAAGCGCGCTCAGGACGGCGCAAACGTCAGATATGTGATAGACCGTCCAATTTGGGTTTGCGCGTCTCACGGCGCTTAAATCACCGCTGGCAAGAAAGCAGTATATCTTTTCGCCCCATTCGCAGATATGCCCGTCAACTTTCGGCGGCTCATGGCCATCTTGGCGAGCTTTGAGGTTCATCATCTTGAGTGCTTTGATTAAGCTGGTGGCCAGTTCAACGCAACGGGCGTGATCCTCGGCAACCATCGCTGCTTCTAGATCACCACGCAGCTCACGGTATCTCAGAGCGTAGGCTGGCGGCACACAATTGACCAGGGTATCGCCCCACACCTTGCTTGCCGCTGCTGACGCGAAGGTGAATGGCTCGACCGCCGCAGCTACCTTGTAATGGATCGGCTTGGCATGGTCAGTGTGCTTGCTATCGAAGGTTCCCCGATTGGCCATCGCGGCTTTAGCCTTATCTGTCTTTTTAGCCATTTAATTTCTCCCGACATACGAATACGATTGCCCTATAGGCAAATCGTATTCTTCGTATGTAATGTCCAATCATACGATTTTGCCTACGATTAGATACGAAAAATACGAAAAACGCATTTATACTGAGTGAAATCAATAACATGAAAATCGTAGCAAAATCGTACATCATGTGACCCTTCCCTCCTTAGCAGAAATCCATATTTTGCCCTCATTTTGCACCATATATCCGCTTGAGATTAGCCCTTTGATAGCCGCTGTATATGCTCCAGATGGGTTCGCAGATGTCATTTTACCCCTAGCGAACTCTCTCAAACGCTCCTCATCAATGCACCAATATTGCCCACTTTCTGGCCAGCCGGCACCAGTTGGGTTCTCGCCGCCGATACCTTCGCCGCGCAATTGTTTGAAGGCTGACACGACAACTTTCTGGTTTGCACCGCTTGGCCGCTTCTGGTTCATGTCTGCCACATCGTCTGGATCGGCCTGCTCGATGGTACAGGTTGTGACCACATCTCCGTCCTCATCCTTGCCCAGTTCATGCACCTTTAGCTTAAATGCAAACGGCTCTTGTGGCTCAAGGTCGCGCTGTTTGGTGGCGGTTGCGGTACGCAATGCCCCTTCAACCTCCAGCTCGATTTCGGTGTCTGTGGCGGCTCTGAGTGAGCTGTGTCCACGCGCACCTTTGGCTGTGTCCTTACCGCTGTGATGCACGATCATGATATGTGCGCCTGTGACATCGCGCAGTGCGTCTGCGTTGGCTATGAATGATGTCATATCTGTTGGCCCGTTTTCGTCGCCGCCCGCCATTGCGCGGGATAGCGTGTCGATCACGATCATGGACAGTGGTTCGCCTTTGTCGGCTTCAATCTGTTTACACAGCTCAATCAGGCCAGCCAGGTCGGCCTCTGGGCGCAGCAGATCAACGGGTGATGGCCTAACGGCTAGAGGTGCATCTGTGACGCCATATTGCTTTCTCAGAGCCACACAGCGTGACTGAAATGCGTTTCCGCCCTCGGTGGCCAGATATAGCACAGGTCCGCCTTTAACCTTGCTTCCCTGCCACTCAACGCTGGCTGATATGCACAGCGCCATATCAAGGCTAAAGAATGACTTGCCGACGTTAGATGGCCCATAGACCACACTCATTTGACCTCGGCCCAGCCAGCCTTTGATAAGGTAGGATGATGTCAGCACTGGTTCGGCATCTTTCAGCCAGAAGATCGGCTTTTGCTCGGCGTTGGGTATGATTATTGTAGCTTTAGGCTGCACTGGCTCTGGCTCTGCGTCAGGCACCATATCAAAGTCGGCATATGGTTCAGAGGCGGCTTTCACGATCTCTTCGCGCTGTTTTGCTGGCGTTGGCCGGATTTCCTTGCCGTAGTCTCTGACGGCATCTGACATCCTGCCGCTATGTTCAAAGTGCGCCCAGATGTCAAAGGCGTCTCCATAGCAAAATTCACCGCTGGCTTGACCGATGCCGGATGCTCTGTCGGAGCCGGAGAGGCTGACCCAGTGCGTTCCGTAGTCTTTAGTCGCGTGTGACCCAGATGTCTGCATCGGGCTTCTATAGCTGTCTGAGCTGCCTTTGCGCTCATAGCCGTATTTAAGCATGATGTCGGAGATGGTGTGACGCTGGTTAAATACGTCAATCGGGTCATCGCCATCGAACTTGCTGCGATTTTCCTCACGCTGCTGCGCGCGCAATGCTCGCTCTGCGGAGGCTTTTTCTGCTGCAATAGCTTCATTCTTGCGGCGGAAAAGCATGTTTTCCCAGATCCGGCTTTTAGTTGGGATCAGCAGGCCATCGCCTCTGTGCTTTATACCGTGGTAAAAGCTCGGCGCACCAAACTGATCTCTGCGCGCTGGCGGCACGTTGGGCAAATATATGGGTTGGCCGGTGCGAGATAACGAAGAATCACAGGCTATATTTTCAGACTGCATCAGGTCAAAAAATGCGAGCTGTGCTTCTGCGTAGTCCTCGCCGCTGATCGGGAGTGCCAGGGGGATCAAAACGCGCCACTTGCGGTTGTCTTCACTGGCACCAGATGAAGAATATATCAGCGTGGATGCGTTGCCAGTGACAGTCTCAACTGCGGTTCGAAGCTCGATAAGCGATGGATCGCCTTCGTCTACGTCTAGAGCCAACATCCAATATTCACCATGATCGCGTTGAATAGCATGGTTTCTGCCATCGTGTTCGCGGTACACCGAGGGAATGATAAAAGAAGCATCGGCCTTTTCTTTAGCCTGCGGCTCGCTAACCAGTTTAGCTATTTTACCTAAATTGATGCCTTCATACTCGTTTCCAGGCTGGTTTATTTTAGTGTTTGTTGCACCATGTGCTAACAAGAGCTGCTTCTTGCCAACCTCGCTGTTTTTTGTTAAAGTATTCATGTTCGGACCCTTTCACACCAATCACCGGACTTTCTTCCTAGTAACCCCTGCCAATGTCCCTATCGGCAGGGGTTTTTATTTGTCTAGAACGGGATTTCGTCATCCTCTAGCGTTGCGGCTATATCAGCCGCCGGTGATTCTGTTGGCGTTGTTACTATCCCAAAGTCATCAAGAGCGTCTTCAACGCCGCCAGCAATTGTAGTTGGCACCTCATCGAAGTCATCGAGATCGTCACCGTAAACGGCGTGAGTGACCTGCACTTTTTGGATCAAAAGGCTGATGCCATTCTCTGGCGGGTTTGTTTGCGGGTTTTGAGAAGGGTAAGCAGACACCTGTATGTTCCCTTTTGAGCCGCTCCAAAAAGCTACGTCTGCCAGCGCCTTCTTCATGCCGTCAATAACCTCTGGCTTTTTGTTCAAAGTGCCTTGTGAGTTTACGCCATTGCGTTTGGCTTTAAACTCATAGTTACCATTTTCCAGCTTCTTCATGCCAAATACTTTTTGAAACGGTTCGCTTTTATGAGCTTCATAATGCGCTTTGAGTTCACTATAGAGCTTTTTAGCTTCCTGCTCGCCCATCTCCCAATTGATAGAGTACGCAGCGCCCTGTGCTGTTGGCGCGGCCTCCTCGCTGCGTTTTTCCGCTGAATTATAACGATAGGTGGCGTTCAGGCGGGGCCATTTAAATTCCACATTGCGGATCATGATTTTCTTAAAGTGATCTTTGTTGTACATGGTTTTCTCCTAGTTTTAAAAATCGGCTTGTAGCCATCGTGGCAGATCAATCACGTTTGTGAAGTCTGACCAACCTGTGTCCCATTTTTGACTTTGGTTGGCTTTTGCAATCTTGTCGAGGGTCAGGTGCATTTGCTGTGTACCCCATGCAAGATATTCTGGTGATAGAATGTTGGTTGATACAGCAAAGGGTGCTGCCTTTTCAACATTTACGAAGACGAATTGTTTGGCCTCATAGCCCGACAACGACAGCACATACAGATAAAACGCAGCCTGGATGGCGTAGTTGTAGGTCTGCATATCTTTTGCCACGCCGCGTGGGCTGGCGTCTTGGCAGGTTTTGAGGTCATAGATCACGCCTTTTGCATCCCAAAAGCTATCGGGTCTGCATTTTAGCTGTAATCCGCTTACTGGGTCTGTAGCGAAAAAGCTCGCTTCATTGACCGTTGTTGGGCCTGCCATGCGCTGACCTGCTGGATGGAACAGCACGCTATCTGCCATCTCACGGGCTAAGTCATAGTCACCAGCGGTCAGGAGGGTTTTACCTTCTGCCTGCGCCTCTTCGTGCAGTTCTGACCATGCTTTGCCTCGGCGGGTTTCCGGTCCGCGTATCATTCCGGCGCCCTCTTCAAGCACCATTGAGTGAGTGCAGGTGCCGAGGTCGAAAGCCACGCTGGACTTGTAAACTTTGGTTCTCCAATGCGCCAGAGACTTGCTGTGGACCAGCTTAACGTCAGATGAGCTAATGCAGTCTTTCTTAGCGTGGTATTCGGCATTGGTTAGGTCTGTTCTCATCATTTTACCACCTCAACATCTTTTCCATCGGTCTCTTCCTTATTCAAGATTTCAATCCTGATTGCCGGGCGGCATACCATAGCCTCTGAAGCGAGCTTAATTCGTCCTGCGCCATAGCCCATGCCTTGCCGTGACCCAGATCAACCTCCTGCGCCTTATTCATAAACGTGGCCTGTGAGGCGTAGCCAACCACGTTAAGTTTATTAGGCTCAATCTGGCAGACCAGCACAGCGCAATCCGCTTTAAACGCCTCCTTGCGCTTAAACAGTAACCTGCCGCTCTTATGAAACGTGGCTTTTACGTCCACAGAAATATCCTCTAGCCAGAGGTCACACCCATCGTCCACGCCAATCGCGTGCTGATGCGGAATGTTGAACACCTTGGACACGGCGACTTCAGCCTTAACGCCCAGCAAATCCAAATCTGCGTCAGACCTGCTTTTATCCTTGCGCTGATTAACAACGCCAGACACCCTAGCAAGCTGCCATCGCATAGCCGCAGCCTGCTTGCATTGCGACATCTCTTTCGGTGATAATTGGATTAGCATCCGAATTTCTCCCTCGCAATATAGCAGAAGGTCTCGAAATCGACCTCTACTGTGTAATCGTGATCACAATCGGTTAGCGCCGCCAGCGGGATCACACATCGCATCGGCTTGCGGTCGTATTTATATATTAGGCAGGGCATCTTTTGCTCACGCTCTGCGGCGGTTTTAACTTGCTCCCACCATGCAGGCGCACCGCCGATGGGTCCGCTGGCGTATCGCTTTAGCTCCAGGGAAAAAGAGAACGCTGGATCATCTGGGATCAGGTCGGCGTGAGCGCCAGCACGATATTGCTCAAGATCACGCTTGAAGCCGATGCCCAGCTCATCGCGCAGCATGTTGGCAACTTCCCGCTCAAAACTTGCGCCCTTATTGCGCCCGTTGACCATCAGTCTGGCTGCGGTTGCGTAATTTCAACGCCAGAATCAACCGCCTTTGCTACAGCGGAACTGCGCACGAATGCTGTAAAACTTAACCCAGACCTGCGTGCCGCCTCTGCGATGGCATCGTTCTGAGCTTGGGTAAACCCGATTAACTTCTTATGATCCATTGGAACACTCCTATGCTTACATGCCATCCTTAATATTAAAAATATATTAGCGCAAGTACAAAATATGTATTGCGTATATTTAAATCATATGCGAGAACTGGATTACTAGGAAGTTAAAAGGGAAAAGCTATGATTAATAAGATTGATTGCCCCGAATGTGAGGGCGATGGCACGGTTGAGCGTGATGTTTGGGTTCGCCAAAGCTCAACTTGGCATGGCGACTTTGAATCCGTTATCGAGGATTGCGACAACTGCGCTGGCGAGGGTAAGATTGAACCAATGAAGGAAGACGAATGACAGAACTCTCCCCCGCCGAGCAGGCCATATTGCAATATTTGCGCAACCAGGTGGATCGTTTGCAAGACGAGCGGTATCGTCAGGATGCGCGGCCGAGTATTGCCAATGAGCTTTTCATTGCCCAGCGCGATCTGAGAAAATACACATCTGACCTCAGACAAAAAGGATACAATATATAATGGTCAAAGTCGTAGACGTTGAAATAAATATAGCCGAAATGAAGGCTAAGGCCATCCCAACTAGGAGCGGTGCAACGGCTTGGATGGAGTTGGCAAAAAGGGAGCGGGAAGCCCACCGCAAAGCCTGGGGTTATATCCAAAAGAATAAGTTCACGCAAAGCAGTCATGGTATAGTTAAAGATGAGAGCGATTGGGCTGATAACAAGCACAAACAAGTAAAAAGGCGTAGAACGAAAAACCCTGAAAGATTAGCATTGATTACTGAAATGCGCGCAGACGGATTATCTATGAACGAAATAGGCATCAAACTAAAAATATCAGAAGGTAGCGTTAGATATTGGTGCCAGCACTACAATATAGTGAAGAACAACGGGGATGATGACGAATGAAAAGTAAGTTTACAGAACATGAGGTTCATATAGCCGGACTGGTCGGCGCCATCGTGGGGTTCTTATCCGGCGCTGGCTTAATGATGATGGTCGGGATTATATTTTAACAAAAAACCCCATGGCTTTCACCACGAGGTTCTTTGTATCTAACGACGAGTGGTGACCAAACCTCCCGAACATAGGCTTTTTGTAACTAACGACGAGCAGCAACGAAACCTCTCGCTTAAAAAAACCTTACTCTGATTATTAAACATTGCAAGATAAAATATCGTGTGGGTGGCAGATGAATGATTGGCGCATTCGGTCTATAGCACGTTAACCAATAAACAAGGTTAAGTTTGAAGCCACCCACACGATATTTAGATCATAAGTTCAAAGTGAGGTCCATCGATAAATGGACGTTTTCCTTGGCTACGGCGCAAATCAACATAGGCGTTCATAGCCTCTTCCATTGTTCCATCCCACTCTCGAATGTCATTGATGTGCCAAGCTGCTCCCCACCGCACAGGAACACCTACGTCAATGGCTGCTTGCTTTACGGCATCCGCAAGATCATCATACAGATTTAGTTCCCATGAGCCACGCGAACCAACGTATGCCATAAGGTCAAGAGCGTTGCCGTCAATGTGCTTGGACTTCATCGTTTTCGACGCGCCCTTAGCTACAAGTTCACGCTGTTCTTCAATGGTTCTAAGCCCACAGATTACACCAAAGTCGGTTTTTGTATGGCCTATGGCTGCTTTTGCAACGGCTACTAGCCGCTCGTCTACGCCTTCCATACGGTCAAGACTACGTTGTGATAGCTTATATGTCATTTCGTTAACCCCTGTTTCTTCTCATAACTGCGCAGGCCACCAAGCCCAAGCATCCCCATCATAACAGTCATAAGGCTACTCATGTCAAATGATGGTAACTCTGGAATGGCTACACCGGCAACCGCAACACCGAAAACGATGAATGGCTGCAACACGAAGTGATATGCAAACGCAGCGCCGCAAACCCA